GTTTAAATCTCTCAACGACTATGTTTTATTATGTCCGGATCCCAGCGAATTGTGGAGAAATATTTGCAGTAGGGTATCTAAAGAAAATATTCACGTAATGAATAAATTAGCTATTTTAAGGCACTACGACAAAATTAAGGAATTAATTTATGGATGAAGGCTATTTGATAATTAATGGTCACAGCGAAAACATTTTAGAAGTTAATTTATTAATTCATAGTATTAAAAAAATTGATTCGAAGCGTCCTGTATGTGTAGCTGTTAATAGTAAAGATGTAAAGTTCATTCAAGCTGATAAAATTATCTACATCGAAGAATCTAACCCTACAGTAGCATTTTTTAAATCAATGCTAGATAGTCCTTATGTTAAAACAATAGCACTATTACCAGATCAAATTTTAACTTCGTTTGACACGAACATTTGGGAAAATCTCAGAGGCATGGGTCCCATTGTCTTACCTGAGCATAAATTTTCATTTAACGATGAAATTATAAATCCTTCATTGTACCCCCTGAATCAAGAAGAAATAAAGAGCTTTAATATTTCTAGTATTCCTAACGCTATATATTTTAATAAAGAAAAAGAATGCGATGATATATTTGGCTTGGCTGTAATTTTATCATCAAATTATCAACAACATGATTACATAGATTTCTTTGTGGACAAAGAACATAGTATGCCTCCTTTTCCTAATTTTATTTGGCCCACATGGATGTTATCTTTTTTGCAAACGATAACCGACGACAAAATTAGAATATTTGATTTTATGCATTGTATTGACTTGTCAAAACAAGAAAACAATTATGTTAATAACAATTGGACTAAACGTTGGAGCGAGTTTTTAACGTATTGGGTCAACGAGGACGGAATACTTAAAATAGAAAATTTTGTTCAACGCGGCTTGGTTAAATACGAATCTAGTGCTTGGCTAACACAGGAAGTGCAACAAAATTTAAAAAAGTAAATGGAAAATATAGTAGAAGATATTGAAGAATTTGACATACAATCTAGTGTTCTTAAAAAAAGAAATGTAGAACTAGAACAAAAAGTGTATGTCGAATATGATCGAATGAATTATTCGGTTGTTTCGGTTTCTCCTATTAGTATCGAACCCTCTGCTAAACGTAATGCTATACAAATAATAACTCGTTCAGAATTAACAAATAGTATTTTTGGCAATAAAGTTCCGTTGTCAAGACTAGTTGTTAAAAAAAATAAAGAAACTAAAAAGTTTGAATTACAATTCATTACTAGAACAATTAAAAGCGAGTTCGACTATGTTTTTGCAACCAATGAAGAACGGTCGTTTATACACATCAACTGTGATTCGATATCTAAAAATATAGAAGTTATTTTCGACTATGAAATTTTTAAAGACAAGTTTGCAACTGAAAATATGTCAGAGCGAGATTTAGAAGATCTCGCTAGTCGACTAGAAATTTACTGCATCGACAAAACAGAACGCTCACGTTTGTTTGATACTCTTTCTATAGACATCGCAGAACTATTCAAGTTTCATAGTATCAGATGTCCGGCTCCATGGCTACCAAATGAGCATGATCAATTAAAAAATATTGGCTTTGTTTATTACAATAACAATCAAAAAATTTCCTTAAACGGTGCACCAAAAATAACGACAAATAGTTTAAAATATAAGTCAAATATACTTTACAGCCAAGTAGGAAATGTGTTAAAATTACAGAGCAATATGCAAAATGTAACAACGTTTTATATCGCTGATAATGTTATGTTGTATTCGTATTCAAAGCAAGATCCCACTAAGATGTTAGGATCATATAAAGTATCAAGAGATCAATTTAATAATTATAATTATTTTGAAATTAAAATGAAAACAAGTCAAAAAGTTAAACTAGTAACAGATTGTTTTCATTTAGACATAGAGGAATCAAATGTTAACTCCGATTAGTAGTTTTGACATCGTATTTTTAAGCTACGATGAGCCAAATGCAGATAAAAATTTTGCAGATTTATTAAACAAAGCACCATGGGCAAAAAGAGTCCATGGTGTTAAAGGGTTTGATGCCGCACACAAAGCCGCGGCAGCCGCTGCCGAAACTGAAAGATTTATTACAGTAGATGCTGATAATATTGTACGCGATGAATTCTTTGCCATTGAATTAGACTTGAACAAAGTCACTAGACATGACGTTATATCATGGGCAGGTAAGAATGTAGTCAATGGTTTAGTATATGGCAATGGCGGTGTTAAACTTTGGCCTAAACATGTCGTGGAGCAAATGCGTACACACGAAGCCGCAGATGATCCTAAAGCACAAGTAGATTTTTGCTGGGATATTCATTATCATCAAATGAATAATGTCTACAGTGACGTACATAATAATGCCAGTGCTTACCAAGCATATCGTGCTGGCTTCCGTGAAGGTGTCAAACTTGCCTTAGAAGGCGGAGTAACAGTTGATCCTAGACAACTCAAACAACGAGTACATGATAGAAATTACAAACGCTTGTTAGTATGGGCCAGTGTAGGGGCAGATATACAAAATGGTCTATGGGCAATGTATGGAACAAGACTAGGATGTTATATGTCTAATATAGTTAGACAAGACTTTGATTTTGTTTTAGTAAGAGATTTTGAATGGCACGATAAATTTTGGCAAGAAGCAGTACAGCCACAGTTCACAGGCGGCAATGAAAAATGTTTAGCCACTGGTTGGACCTACGATAAGAAAAAATTACAAGATGAGATATTCAAATTAGGCGAAGCACTACGAGTAAAACTTGGTTTAGAAATTGCTGAGCTTGATATCAATGGCAGTCGTATGTTTAAAGAAAGCTGGATCAATCCTCCTAGACTAGGAGCCTTGGTTAAAGAAAATCAAGTAGACAATACTATTAATTAATATGACAGATCAAATTCATCAAGAATCAGAAGCAACAGGAAGCCTTCAAAAAACTCGTAATCAAGACTTTCTCGATTACATGTCTAAAACAATGAATAACATCGAAGAACATTTCGAAAGCAAAACCATGTGTACAGCTAAGTGGTTGCAAAGCACTACCAACTTACAAACAGGACAGACTCATAGCTGTCACCACCCTGTTCAACATAAGATTCCAGTAGAAGAAATTTTAGCTAATCCCACTGCTATTCATAATACCAATCATAAAAAGAATCAACGAGCACTTATGCTACGAGGGCAACGCCCTCCTGAATGTGAATATTGTTGGAATGTTGAAGACTTAGAAGGCGATCATTTCAGTGATAGAACATATAAAAGTACAGACTATGTTTGGAGTACTCCTAATCTAAACGACATTGTTGATGCTGGTAGTCATGGAAATATTATTCCAAGTTATTTAGAAGTTAGTTTTGAAAATACTTGTAACTTTAAATGTATGTATTGCACTCCAGATGTTAGCAGTAAATGGATGGAAGAAGTAGAACGTTTTGGAGCCTATCCAAACGGTCAAGGTGATCTGCGCTACATTGAAAAGGTAGGCAAACTACCTATTCCTATTAGAGAAGAAAACCCTTATGTTGATGCATTTTGGAAGTGGTGGCCTGAACTTTATCCTAAACTAAAAGTATTCCGTATCACAGGCGGAGAACCTTTACTAAGTAAAAATACTTGGAAGGTATTGGACTATATTATTGAAAATCCTCGCCCTGACTTGAGTATTGCAATTAACTCTAATATGCAACCTCCAGATGAATTGCTAGATAAATTGATTGAAAAAATTAAGTTACTAGATGGTAAACTTAAAGACTTGACTATTTTTACCAGTGCCGAAGCCGCAGGTAAACAATGTAATTATATTCGTTACGGCATGGACTATGATAAATGGTTAGCCAACTGTAATAGACTACTCAGTGAAACTAATGTAGACATGAATATTATGGTAACATTCAATGGTCTAAGTTTGTTTAGCTTTAAAGACTTCTTAGAAGATGTTTGGAAATTACGTGTAAAGTATAATGAAAATGATGCTCACAATAGAATTCCTATGATGATTTCATATCTGCGTTGGCCAGAACCACAAACGATTAAAGTTATTCCGGAGCAATTTAAAAAGAAATATTTTAAAGAGATCAGCGATTTTGTAGATGCACATATGAGAACAACTAGTCCTGAACGGTCTGGTAGATTTTATCTAGAAGAACGTGATCAATTAAATAGACTGATAGAATACAGTAAAAATGATACTAGTACAGAACGTACTATCGAATTAAGAGCAACCTTTTATGAATTCTTCAAAGAATATGACAAACGCAAAGGTACAAATATTATAGAAACATTCCCTGAAATCAAGGAATATTGGAATCATTGTAATGAATTACATTCAAGCAGAAAGAGTTTATGGAACAAATGAAAAAACGGACATACGCAGAATACAAAGATCAAGTACTTAATACAATAAGTCCTAGTTTTTGTGGCGCAAAATGGTACAATGCAACTGTGTGGTTAGGCAGTGGAACAACAGCTAGTTGCCATCACCCACCAGCACATAAAATTCCACTAAGTGAAATTAGTCGCAGTTATAAAGCATTGCATAACACTGAATATAAAAAATTAGTTAGACAGCAAATGCTTATAGGTGAACGCCCTACTGAATGCGAATACTGCTGGAAGGTCGAAGATCTTGGTCCAGAAAAGATCAGTGACAGAGTTTACAAAAGTAATATCTATACTGATGCCGAACTTAAAGAAGCCGCAGAAGTTCATGGTGCTATGGGTGATGTAGATTTAAAAACCCTAGAGATTGCCTTTGATGCTAACTGTAACTTTGCATGTAGCTACTGTAATCCTAGCTTTAGTACAAAGTGGATGGAAGACATTAAAACCAATGGCGCATATCAAAACTTAGTCAGCGATGGCGCTGGCGCTTATCATCAAGACGGTTCATGGGCTCAGCCTTATGGTATTAAGAATGAAGGCAATCCGTATGTACAAGCATTTATGGAATGGTGGACCAATGACTTACAGCATAGTTTAAAAGAACTTCGCATCACAGGCGGCGAAGCTACTATGAGTCAGGACTTTTGGCGTTTAATGGATTGGTGGGATCGTCATCCTGAGTGTAAGGTTAGTCTAGCAGTTAACAGTAACTTAGGCGCCAAACCTCAACTAATCGAACGTCTTGCCAAAGTAAGTCATAAAATGACAGACTTTCAATTGTACACTAGCAATGAAAGTATGGGACCACATGCAGAATATATCAGGGATGGATTGAATTGGGATACGTGGTTGTCTAATATGGAATATATGTTAGAGCATGGTAACCTAAAAGGTCTTCATGTCATGATGACACTTAACAGTTTAAGTTTATTCAGCATGACTGAGTTTATGGACAAGATGTTAGAGTTCCGTGAAAAGTACTGGGACAAGCTAGGTAAACAAACTGCGGTTATGAGTTTTAACTTGTTGCGCTTTCCTAGTTTTATGAGCATTGTAACATTGCCCATGGATATCCGTAAACAACAAAGTGCTAAAATTTCAGCATGGCTTGCTAGTAAAGAACATTTGGTTGGTAAGCTAATTCATGAACATGAAAAGCAAGGCATACTTAGAACTATTGCTTATATCGATGAAGTAGAAGTTGGCCATTATGGAACCAGTAGTTTAGAATCACGTCACCGGGATTTTAAATCTTTTTACAAGCAATACGATATTCGTAGAAAGAAAAACTTTACAGCTACGTTCCCGGAACTTGCTGATTGGTATAATAGTATTCCTGATACAGACTTATCTGCTCGACAAGATCTTATAGATGGTGACAGTACCAAGGGTTGGAAGCATGTAGAAGAACTTGTTGTTAAAGCAGAAAAAGAAGGTTGGATAAGTAAACATAGCAATCCTAATCCAGGAAGCAATGAATATAAAGCACCGAGCACAACAAAAAGTCTTTGGGATATGTAATGAGAAAAATTGCCGTTAGTATAGTTTCTGAAATAGATATGATAGAAGCACATAATGATGTGGTTCGTTTCTTGTTCTCGAGCCGAGAAGCCTATGAACAAGAACTAGCTAACGGTAATATTCAAATTGACTATTTTATCTGTCACGCAGATGTTAAAGAATTTTACGACGGTCCTGGATTTGAAAATTCAACAATAGTTTCTACTATTTTAACACACGAAGAAACAATGTTTAACAATGTTAATAACGGCACAAATTCTTTGATTTTACAACGGATCAAACCTTTGTTTAAGCGAATGTATAGATCTTCTATAAATGCTAATCAACTACATAAACGTACTACCAAAAATTTCTATGACATGGTAATAGGATATGATAATTGTATAAAAGATTTTAGAATACATAAGAAAACAGATTTTTTTATAGAAAATGATTTCTTTTATACCAACGTTATAGAACCTAGGTGGTTAAAGATTAATTATAATATATTTGTATGTAGCCCTAGTACTTTTTGCAAGATAGTGAACGTATGGCATTTTTTTAAAATTGTATCTGATTCTACTTTTAAAATTTGGGAATTTTTAGATAAGTCAGATGAACCGGATAGGTTTGTACTTCCTATGTGGTTAAATATGCAATGTATCAAAGTGAGAGAAATACGCAGTGAGTTATAAAAAAATAAAAATAGCAGTATGCTTATATGGCCAACCTCGAACTGCTTTATATTGTGCCCCATGGATCAAACAATGGTTTACTGTGCCATCTGGAATTCATGTCAATCAATATAAAAAGAACTATGATATGCATCCTGAGTTTGTATCTAAAGAACCCTGTGATGTAGAAGTTGACTACTTTTTACATATAAAAGATTATAATATATACATCAATACCATAGGAGATCCTGAGTGGGATGGAACTGCTAATTCTGTGAAGTTAGTGTCAGATGATTATATTGATCAATTAATAAATGTTTATAAACCAAAAAAATATCAAGTATTAACAGTCAATGAAGAAAATGCAATGACATCGACTGGCATACGAAATGGCTATGGTGCAATGTTCTATAGTTTAACATCGGCGATGAGGTTAAAACGAGAATATGAAATAGAAACTGGTACATTGTACGATTATTGTTTTACTCATCGTTACGACGGAATCGTAGGTCCTACAATAGATGGATTCAAAACAAGATTAGAGGGTCCGGGATTTCCGCCAATGTCAGTGACCACATTAGGCGATATGTTCAGATGGAAATGGGAAAACTGGAGACTAGGTCCCAATGACGTTTTTCTAGGAGGAGACAATCTTGCCATGGAAATGTTATTAGCAGATACTAGTAGAATTTTCCTTTCGGATAATTTTATGATGTGTAATGACGACATCGGCGGCCCTAATATTATACTAGGACGAAGCTTTGGAAATTCTAATATCAGCCATTTTCCTGATCAACACATGCACTGCGCTATTGTTAGGCATAGTGCAGATTTGTCAAGGCCGGTGATGGAAAGCTGGCTGTATCATCAGAACTTCTGGTTAGCTAATCACAAATCAATTTTATTATGAAAAAACAATTAATATCAAACGGGGATAGCTGGGTATTCGGTAGTGAAATAGTACACCCAGATGTTATTAAAAAATATCCAACGGATGTTCATATAGGTCATTATGACCATTTGGCAGAAAACGATAGTTATAGATTGCCTAGAATATTTCCAACTAAGTTAGCCGATAAATTAAATGCAGAATCTATTAACTTGGCATGGCCAGCAGATGACAATCAAAGTATCTGTAATAGAACAATAGGTTATATAGCAGAAAATTATATCGATAAAGGTATAAGCACAGATAATTTATTTGTTGTTGTTGGTTGGTCTAGTCCTGAACGTGCTCGTTTTTGGTATAAGGATGAAATACGTAACGGAAAACATATTATATGGCCTAGTTTAGAATGGCATGATACTCCTGGTCAAAAGAAATTCTGGGAATTATATGTAACATACTTTTGGAACGAAGAAGAATATATACCTAGATTTGTTGATACTGTATTACGATTTCAAAACTTTTGTACTGAACATAAAATAAAATATGTTATGTTCAATGCTTTCTATCAAGGCGGCGGCAGCGGTTGTACTCGTGTACAAGAAACCGATATAAACATTGAAAAAGAATTACTAACATTACCTGCTGATGGATATGATTATTCTATAGGCGACCAGCGTTTTTCTAAGATAAGTTCACATCTTGCAACTTGGAGAACAATCAGCGATAAAACGTACTATTGTAAAGATCAAGATAAGAATAGTTTTAAAACTTTTATCTATGATAGATTAGAACAGCCATTTGCTGGAGATCATCCCAGCGAAAAAGGCCATACAATTTGGGCCGACGAACTTTATAGATATATTACATTAAATAATCTTCTATGATTAAAACACTATTTGTCAACGGATGTAGCTGGACTGAAGGGCACATGTTGCACTTAGATCCAGAAGTTAATAAACTTGTTTCTGAACAAGGCTATGTTATTAATGATATTTTTTCAGTTGTTAAGGACGATGTAGAAATATGGTATCCTTACAAAGAAATATACAATCAATATAATTGGGCAGGAGTCGTTGCTCGAGAACTCGATATACCTAATATTGTTAATTATGCAATAGGTGCTGCCAGCAATGATAGGGTACTAAGAACCACAGTCGATTATGTTAAACGTTTAACAGAACAAGAAAAACAAGAAACATTTATTATAATAGGATGGACTATCCCCGATCGCAGTGAGTTGTACTTAAATGATAAACAAGGAAAAGCTGAATGGTGTTCATGGAATGCTACCCAGCAATTTAGTACTATAGATAGAATTCACAATGCAGAATTTACTAAACGTATAGATAAATTTTGGGAACTATACGTTATGGATGTATTTGATCATCATTATAGTGTTCAAAAATTCTTTCAACAAAGTTACTTACTAGCAAACTTATTAGAGCATCATAATATAAAATATTATTTCTTTAATTCGTTTTCTCCATTGTTTGGTGTTCGTGACTTTGCTCCTTTCTTAGAACATTTTAAACATGATATTGATATATACAATAAAGAAATTATAGCAATGTCAATGAACACAGATTTTTTTAATTTTATCGGAGATGATGACAATCTTCGTTTACCAGATAAACATCCTAACAAGCTGGGACATGCCAAGTGGGCTGGACATTTACTCGACGATATGAGACAGCAGAATATTATATGAACAAATTATGGGTATACGGTTGTAGCTTTAGTGAGCCATTCCAATTAGAAAGTACTGGACCAGTTTTTGATAACAATAATAATAGAATTTTATCTGTTGATTATTGGGGCACACACTTAGCAGATTACCTAGGATTATCCTGTGTTACTAGAAGTATGTCTGGTATAGGTTTAAATTATATAGCAAGGCAAGTAGAACAAGATTTTACTAAATGGACCAAGGACGATATTATTATCATCAGTCCTAGTTCCTTGGTTAGAGTTAACATCATGGAATTTGTCAACAGCTATACTAGACAGGAAACAGTTCATTTATATAAAAACTGGGATGAGATATTTGTTTACAACCAACAACGTTGGGCAGATATAGTTACAAACTGTCAACATGCTGGTTATCGAGTTTATACTTGGTTAGTCGACGATGTTGATATAGAAGTAAAAAATATTATACCGGCACCTGATAACAGTATTAATTGGAAAACATGGATGGATAAACACTATGAATACTGGACTAGTCTTCCAGAAGTGATATACCCATTAGGCGACTGGCATTTTAATCCATGGGGTCATTGCGCTGTAGCAGAGCAGATGTATAAAGTAATCACAAAATGAAAACAGCAATTATTGTTTCGGGTATATTCAGAGACATTGAAAAGGCTATGCCAACGTGGAAGTTTGATGGCGATTATTTTTTAATTACACAGGATACGTATCAGCCTCCTAGGGGAACATCTGCAGAACATTCTATATTACCAGAGTTAGAAAAATGTAAAGATAAATTTAAAGCTATTTTGGTTGTGGATAGACTAATAGAAGAATTTGAATACAGTACAACATTGACTAATCAAACTTGGAAATGGAAGATGGCTTATAGTTTGTTGCAACCTTATATAGAAAAATATAAATACGAACGATTTATTATTATCCGTCCGGATTCATATTTGCATATCTATGGCGATATTAACCAGCTAAAAATAGAACCAAATGTTTTGCATTCAACAAGTATAATTACCAGAGATGGTATGGGCTATATGTTTGCCAACGATACTTGGATGATCTGCGATAAAGAATTATTTACTTTATTGTCTAAATTTTATGATTACATATATCCTATTTGTGCAACTAAAAGTATACACGAGCATCTAGCAAATTATCTTAATTTACATAATGTTACGGTTACGGCTGATATACTCAATCATGGACAGACAGCTCCGCTTAGACCTGGATTAGATTATATGTTTGAAAACAATAAATTAAAAGATAAATACTCAGTTAATGATTTATATAAGGCAATATGGGAATGGAAAAAAGATTAATTGTATGCGGCGATAGTTTTAATATTGGTATCGGCTGTCATAATTTACACACAGAACCGTATGGAAGTTTGTTAGCCAACCAAACAAATAGAAAATTAGTTAATTTAGCTAAAGGTAGCAGTACAAATTTAAGTATATGGTTGCAAGTAAAGTATGCTGTAGAAGAACTGTCCGCAAATGAGCATGATATTATTATTGTAAATGAAACTAGCAGTGAAAGATTTAATTGGTTTCCAGAAGGTAAAGAGCACTATGGAGAACTAACTAATTTAAACGTTAATTATCACGAGTATCCTCCTTACGGCAATGACAGTTATGTAACGCATCAACTAGACTGTCATCCTATGCAAGACAATCCTAATTATAAAGGTACTATGATTACTGAAAATGTAGCAGGCGTAATCGATTACCTAGATAGATTTGTTGCAAATGGCTATGATCAACGAGGAAGATATTATAACAGACTAGTAGATGAACCAATTGCTAAACTAAAGCTAATACGAGATTTTTATGCCATTGTTTACAACGAAAATGTATCACAACTTCAAAGTCGAAGTTTAATGGTTATGTGTCATGCATTACTAAGAAATAAAAATTTAAAACACGTAATGCTGATTCCCAATCCGCATCCGTGCAGAGATTTAATTTTAAATGAAAACTTATTACAGTTTAGTTGGGGCGAGTTAACTATGCGATATCCAGATACAGTTAATTCCGGACATGCCAGCGAACAAGGACACATCGAAGCATACGAAAATGTTTTAATTAAGTTAAAAGAAAACGGATGGGCATAATGGAAATTAAAAAAGTAAACAAGCATTGGGGCTACGAACTATGGATAGCAGATGGTTCTGATACACCTTATGCCAGTAAACGTATACTGTTTAAAGCTGGCAATCGAACTAGCCTACAAGTACATGAGTATAAAATTGAAACTAATTATGTACTCAGTGGCACAGGTGTTCTCCATCGCAGTCGGGAGCCATTAGATATTGCCAAGTTTTTAGAACAAGGCATGACATCAAAGCAAGTAGAAGCCTACGAATATACATTCGAACGGATAGACTTAAAAGAAGGTGTTGTGTTTAATGTAAAGCCGGGATATGTACATCGTGTTATGGCTACTACAGACTTAGAGTTTATGGAAACTAGTACAACAGAATTAGATGATGTTATTAGACTACAAGATGATGCTGGACGCACTCATGGTAGAATCAGTTACGAACACGAATAAAAAATTATTTGCTTTTGGTTGTAGTTGTACTGTAGGCGAATACTTGCCTGGATGGCAAGCGGCAACATTAGAAAATAATTGGCAAACTAAATTAAGCGACGATGCTTGGCCATTTGTATTGGCTAGAAAACTTTGCATGTCACAGGTAGAAAACAAAGCCTGGGGCGGAGATTCTAATCACGAAATAATGCACAAGATATTGTTAACTGATTTCCAACCCGGAGACATTGCAGTTATAGGTTGGTCCTATGCTGGGCGTGAAATAACATTCCACCCTAAGGGAATTATAACACAAACAATGTGGGGACTAAATGCAGAACGATTTTATGCCGCACATGATATAGAAGACCTAGAACTTAAAAGCATGGAATATGTTCATCATATACAGCTATATTTAAAAAGTTTAGGCGTCAAATATGTCATGGCCGCAGTAGAAACGTGGAATTTTAAAACTCCTCAATGGAGATTTTATAACCCTGATGATTTTGTATTTTATAATTTTATAGATAGAGCCTTAGACAATGAACATCCAGGCCTAAGATCGCACGCCGAGCTAGCTGATCAAATATATCAAAGACTTGGGGTAATAAGTAATTAAACATGAATAAACACACCGTTATTATTCCCACGGCTGGCACCGGTAGTAGAATGGGTAACTACACTAAGAATCTTAATAAAGCATTATTGCCTTATAAGGATCGACCAGTACTAGCGCATATCATAGATAGCTTTCCCAAGGATACTAGATTTATTATACCTTTGGGTTATCTTAAAGAACAAATTATAGATTTTTGTCGAGTAGCATACAATGACAGGGATATTGAGTTTATAGATATAAACGACTGGACCAGTGATAAGTCCGGTACGGGTTATACATTATTACAATGTAAAGATAAAATAACTTCATCATTTTGGTATGTACCCTGCGATACATACTTTGATCAAACAGTAGTTGATAAAGTCAGAGATAAGGATTGTTATTTTGTTAAAACTGTACCAGCACAAGATACACATCTTTATACAATGTTTGATTTAAACAATAGTTTCTACATACACGACATTAAATTTAAAGAAGAAACAAGCTCAAATTGGCGTGCATTTACTGGCTTGATGTATATCAATGATTACACAGACTTCTTTGCTAAATTAGAATCTAGTAACAGCAATGAATTCATTGGCATTATTAAACTAGGTAGTGATACTGCCGGTCTTAACACATGGCTAGACTTTGGTAGCCCTACAATTTATCAAACTGAATTAAGTAAAAGCCAAAAGTTTGACTTTACTAAGAAAGATGAAGTCACTTACATCTGCAATAATCGTGTAGTTAAATGGTGGCTAGATGGCACAGTGGCTAAAAAGAAATACGATAAAGTATTGGCTAACCCTGGTGTATTTCCTGATAACTGTGTTTATAGCGGTAACTACATGGCCTATGATTTCTTCCCGGGCAAAACACTCTACGAATTTAATAATCCAGTGGCATTCAGTGAACTTCTAAATTGGTTAGAAACAAACGTATGGCTAGATTGCCAGGCTGACATTTATGCAGCCAGTATTGAATTTTATAAAACTAAATCATTATCACGTATTAATAAGTTCTTAGAAAAGTATCCTAACATAGAAAATGTTACTAACATTGACGGTGTTACAGTCAAAGATTATAGTTACTATCTCAACAAAATAGATTGGGAATACTTTGCCTCTGTTACACGCCCAGGATTCCTTCATGGTGATTTGCAGTTTGATAATATCGTTATCAGCGACAGCGGAGAGTTCAAGATTATAGATTGGCGCCATGAGTTTGCCGGCCTAGTTGAATACGGAGACATCTATTATGATTTGGCCAAGATGGCAGGTGGATTAATCATCAACTATGCTAACATCAAGAATCATAATTTTAACATTGAAATAGACAACGGTTCAGTGACATTGAGTATTCCAAATGTTGATCATATCACAGTATATCAACAGAGATTGAAGAAATATATCATAGACAATAATTTAGACTATAACAAAGTACAACAATTAATTCCTATTATATTTTGGAACATGAGTCCATTACACACAGCACCATTTGATTTGTTCTTGTGGTACTTGGGTATTAAATTATTTGCGGAGTTAGACAATGAGTAATCCAACACAAAGTCAAATTGTATTACTGTATTTTCAATGTTTCTGTAAGAAAGATGTAGCATCACTTGAAGTGCTATTCAGTGACAGTATTATGTTAACAGACTGGGACGTTCAAGTTATAGGTAAAGAAAATGTTTTAAATTTTAATAATAAATTTTTTAACAGTGTAGACCATATTAGAATTGATGTCGACCGTGTTGCCATTGGACAAGACACAGTGATAGCAGAGATACGAGTTGTTATTAATAATAAAATAGTAGCCCCTGTAGTCGATGTTATTGAATTCGACCAAGACAATAAAATAAAAGAAATAAGGGCATACAAGCGATGAAAAAGTTTATAAGTTTAAGTCAGTATCCAGGTAAGACTGGTCAATACTTTTACACGGAGTTTTTTAAGCATTATGATATTGATGCAACATATACTCCTTTAGCGTGTGCAGATGTCGAACAAAGTATTCGACAAGCAATAGAACAAGGCGTCAATGGTATTAGCATTAGTATGCCTTTTAAAAATTCAGTTATTTCATTGCTGGATAAACGCCATCCTTATGTTGATATGTATAATAGTTGTAATACTATTAAAATAGATAAAGGAATTTCATACGGATATAATGCTGACCTAGCAGGCGTTGAATCGGTGTGCAAAGAAATCAAGCAAGGTGACAAGATTACAATTTTAGGTGGCGGCGCAATTGGCGGTATGTTTGTTAAGTATTTAGAAGAACAGCATTACGAAAATTTAAATCTATGCACCAGGACTACAGGAACATGGAATAATCGGTACAGCTACAGCGATGTTGTGATTAATTGTACCGCAATGGGCACAAGTTCATATGACAGTCCATATAAAATTGGACAAATCCCCCCAGCCGCTAGAGTTGTTATAGATCTTGCAATTAAAGACAATGAATTGCAAGAACAATGTAAGATTGCAAGGATTAAATATGTATCTGGACGCGAGTTTTATCGTAGTCAATTCTTAAAACAATTTGAGATTTACACGGGTATTAAATCCAGCGAACAAGTTTATAACGAAATCGAAAGCAAACAATATGAAACAGTTTAAATTGGGCTTTGGACCAATGAGCAAGGAAATCATCGAAATACTTGCCAAACATACAATAGAGAATAATTATCCATTGATGATTATTGCCAGTCGTAATCAAGTTGACTATGTTACAGGCTATGTATGCACTACTGCTGAACTAGCAGAACAGGTAAAACAATATAAGAATCCAAATTTATTACTATGTAGGGATCACTGTGGTCCTTACTTCAGTGACTTAGATCGAGGTCTTAGTATAGAAGATGCTGTTGATCGTTGTATGAAAACTATTGCCGCTGACATTGCCGCTGGTTTTGATTTAATTCACATCGATGTTAGTCGTATTAAAGAAAATCAATTACACTATGCAAAACAGTTAATCGAGTATGCATTGAATTTAAATCCTAATATCATGTTAGAATTTGGCAGCGAAGATAACACGGGCATTGATATTAACAGTAGTCTAGCTAGAATTGATATTCAATTAGGATTTTTAAATCCCTACAAAAATAATATTAAATTCTTTGTAACACAAACTGGCAGTCTAACCAAAGACGGTCAAGCAGGTACATTTGATGTCGAACGTAATCGAGTTATCGGTGAACAGATTAGAGCAGAAGGGTTCTTATTCAAAGAACATAATGCTGATTATTTCACAGCAGAAGACATTCAACAACGGATTGCCGCAGGTGTTGATAGTCTGAACATTGCACCGCAATTAGGCGTTGTTCAAACGAATTTATTAAAAGAGTTTGCACCCAAGGACCTATGGGCTACATTCGCTGATTTAGTTTACAATCAACCATACTGGCATCGTTGGGTACCAGAAGGAGTTACTGATAAAGATGTTGCAGTAAGTGTCAGCGGCCATTATTTGTTTAACAGTCAAACTTACAAAGATATTATCGCTGGCATAGATGCTAATGCATTCAATGCTAAGTTAACTAGAAAAATAGAAGAACTATTAGATCATTACAAAACTTTTGATCATGAACATCCAGACGTAAAATTTCAAATTCAACTGAAGAAGAAATTAGAAGAATTACGTAAACGAGATCCATTTATATACCGATGAACATTTGGGGAATTAGTGCCAACAGTCACGATGCTGCCGTATCAGTTTGGCATGATAAACAATTACAATTCGCAGCCCACAGTGAAAGATACTCTGGAATTAAAAACGACGGAGATCTCTGTGCAGGCATCATAGAAGATGCTGAACAATACGGAAAGCCTGACTTAATTGTTTGGTATGAAAATCCTGATTTAAAAACTGCCCGCCAATACACAGCAGGGCAAGGCGACAGAACTCGAGAAAATGATGTAAAGTCATATCTTGCCAAATATAATCTAAATCAACCTTTGGTAATTGGCGAACATCATAAGAGTCACGCAGCCGCAGGTTATTATACATCTGGACTAGCAGATGCCACAGTTGTTGTCATTGATAGTATAGGTGAATTTGAAACACTGACAGTATGGCAAGGACAGGGCAACGACTTAAAGAAAGTTTACACACAAGGTTATCCCGACAGCGTTGGACTTTGGTTTAGTTCAATGACACAGCGTATAGGATTAAAGCCCAACGAAGAAGAATATATTTTAATGGGCATGGCTGCTTATGGTGATCCTAACAAATATAAAGCTGCCATATACGAAGATTTCTTTAGTGTAATCAATGGTCCAGAGATTAAGTTTAAACGTAACTTACATCGTGGTTGCCCTGATTGGCGTTTAGATTTATTAAAAGAACAAGACACATTTGATATTGCTGCCGCTACTCAACAAGTGTATACTGAATTATTACAGGGTATCAGCCGTTGGGCAAGAGCAAATTTACCCAGCAAGAATATTGTATTAATGGGAGGTTGTGCTCTTAACTGTGTAGCCAACAGTGAGATCACAGGAGATTGGGATCGAGTTTGGATTATGCCAAACCCAGGCGATGCTGGTAGTAGTGTCGGCGCAGTTGCCGCCTTCTTTGGCGAGCAAGTTAATTGGCCAGGAGCATACCTTGGTACAAACATGGGAAAGGAATATCCAGTTGATGAAACTATTAGCATACTTAGAAAAGACAAGATTGTGGGTGTTGCCACAGGACGTGCAGAGTTTGGTCCTAGAGCACTTGGCCACCGCAGTTTATTGGCAGACCCACGTGGACCAGAAATCAAAGACACAGTAAACGCAATCAAACGTAGACAACAGTTTAGACCATTTGCGCCAGCAATCTTAGAAGAACATGTACATGACTATTTTGATATGCCCCAAGGTATAACAGCTAGTCCATTTATGCAGTTTGTTGCTAAGTGTACAAAGCCCGATGAATTCCCTGCAATTATTCACAAAGACGGAACTAGTCGCGTACAAACTGTGAGTAAAAATGACAGTCCTGGTTTCAGAAAGCTCTTAGAAGATTGGTATGCATTAACTGGTTGTCCAATGTTATTGAATACTAGTTTGAACATCAAGGGTATGCCCATGGTTAACAACATTGAACATGCCCAAGACTTTTATTTAAAGTACAATGTTCCTGTAGTAACGTGAGTAAAAATATTAAATACTAGTATAATGCTAGATGTATTTTTCCTCAGTTACAACGAACCCTACGCCGATGATAACTACACTCAACTCAAGAAGCTTGTTCCAAACGCTCGACGGGTTAATGGTGTGAAAGGCTTTGCGGCAGCGCATCAAGAATGTGCTCGGAGAAGTTTTACCAACAACTTTTATGTTGTTGACAGCGATGCTATCATTGTAGAAGATTTTGATTTCAGCTTTACTCCTAGTAAATATAATAAATGGTGGCACCAGCCAGAGAGTAACTATATTTGTGTATGGTCCAGTATAAATCCTATAAATGACTTGATTTATGGTCACGGAGGTGTTAAAATATTACCTAAGCAACCTTTATTAGGAGTAGATAAAGATGTTATTGATTTTACCACTGGCTTTGGTTTAAACACAAAAGTCTTTGACGAAGTTAGTAATATTACTGCGTTTAACTATGATGAATTTAATACATTTAGAAGTGCTTTTCGAGAATGTGCTAAACTATCATCTAATTTAACTAATAAAGATGTATTGCATAAGATAAATTTTGAAGAAGCAACAAAAATCCGCGCAGAAGCAGAACATAGGTTACATGTTTGGACTACTGTAGGAGAAGAAAATAAGTTTGGAAAATATTGTATCGAAGGTGCAAAACAAGGTAAGGCATTTGGAACTATGTTTGCAGAAAATACCGAGCAATTAAAATTGATTAATAATTACGATTGGATGAGAAATGAGTTTAATAGATTCTTTAGATAATACACTATTTGATAAAAAGACACCTAAAATAGAAACACTACAGTTAAAAACTATGCCTGTAGTTTTTCTAAGTTTCGATGAACCCAATGCAGATGAAAACTTTGAATATTTAAAAGCAAATCATCCTAAACCAGACTTGATTCATCGAGTACACGGAGTAAAAGGGTTTGACGCCGCGCACAAAACTGCGGCATCTACAGCAGGTACTACTAGATTTTTTACAATTGATGCAGACTGTCGGGTAGACAAAGAGATATGGAAAAAGAGCATTGAAATTGTTCCTGAAATCAAAGAAGCAACTTTGAGTTGGAGCAGCCGTAACATTGTCAATGGCTTAGTCTATGGCAATGGCGGTGTTAAGTTATGGTATGCTAAACATGTTATGAATATGAAAAGTCACGAAGCCGCTGACGAAGGCGATGACACGCACAATGTAGATTTTTGTTGGAATCCTGAACAATATAAACAAATGAATAACACATATGGTATTGTTATGAATAATGCCAGTGCTAAACAAGCATTTAGAGCCGGATTCCGCGAAGGCGTTAAAATGGGCTTGGATCAAGGTAAGAAAGTTCCTATCATTGATTTTAAACATAAAATGTATCCTGCAAACTTTGCACGGTGGCTGATATGGATGACAGTGGGTCGCGATGTTGAAAACGGAGACTGGGTTATTTACGGAGCACGTTTAGCGGCATACTTGTTATACGTTGAAAACTTTGATCATACTGTTATTTCAGACTACGAATGGTTTGATTCATTTTGGAAAGAACAGTACGAACATACCAAGCGGGGAGAATTCCTAAATGATCACAGTCATAATTTAATGACTGAATTAGTAGCTAACTTGTCATTACCCTTGGTCGAGTTAGATGCAAATCAAAGCATATGGTTTAAACATGTACATATCAGTCCGGGTAAAGGAGTAGGATGGCCTGCGCTATTAAATCAAAGTGCTTTGCCAATGTATGGGTTCACTCTTCCGAAATATTAAAATGATACCTGTTTACTTTTTATACACAGACGAAGCTAATCTCAATGAGAATTGGCAGAGATTGCAAACAAAAACTAAAGATGCAGTTGCAGTGGCTGCTGTGGGTAATATATTTGAAAGTCACAAACATATTGCTAGTTTGTGTGAAGGTGATAGATTTTACGTAGTAGATGCAGATTCGTGGATAGTGGATAGTTTTAACTTTGACAAGCAAATAGAACTAAAGCCAAAGAGTGTAGCAGTATTTCGCAGTAAGAATCCTATTAACGGATTGATCTACGGACATGGTGGTATTAAACTATTCAGTAAAGATTGCTTTAGCGCAGAACGTTTAGACCGTCCTGATATGACTACTACACTGGCAGATAGTTATATTAAACTAAACATACTGGCCACAGAACATAGATTTAATTATACTCCTTATGCTACATGGCGTACAGCTTTTCGAGAAGCAGTTAAACTCAGTGCAGGCATTAATAAGAACAACAACGATCAAGAAAGCCAAGAAAGATTAACAATGTGGAGTGAAGCAGGCATAGAAACCCAATATGGATACTTTGCTATACAAGGAGCAAGACAAGGTATTGAATATGCAAAATCAAAGAAAGCAGACTTTACATTGGTCAATGATTTTGCATGGCTAGAAGATAAATTTAAAGAATGGTGCGGGATAAATGAGTAATAAACAAATTGTCTACGGATTAGAAAAGTATTTTAACTACATACACGATCCTATAAAAGAAACTTTTGTAAAACATCTAATAAATGTACAGCATCATAATGAGCCAGACGGACCTTGGGCCCTTAAAGAATTAATTGCATTTGACTATGAAAATTTACCAGATGATAAAAGAACAGATAGATTAAACATATATACTACGATTTGTACTCAAAGAAATTTGAATATAGAATTTACTTTGTTACTTTTAAATTATGCATTTAATAGGGATAATTTTTGTGAAGTATTACTGAAATTATTTGTTCGAGGTAAAGAAGATTTATTAGTTTCTATCTTTAGTAGAACACAAATGTTAAGCAAAATGTGGATAGGAGAAACAATATCTAAGTTTAAAAATAAATTTGATAATGTTTTACTATTAGGAGGGTGGACTACACATCACACATTGTTTTTTAAAGGTATTACTGTTAATAATCTAGTTTCTGTAGACATAGATACAGAAATTAACGAAGATGCTAGATTATTCAATCCCAATGTTGTAATCGACAATTCAGACGCTTTATCTATCTTCGATGATCAACGTAATATTACAATAAATGGTAAATTACAAGACTTTGATTTAGTAATTAACACTAGCGCAGAGCATATGAGTTTGGAGTGGTATGATAAAATTAAACCAGGTACTACAGTTTTAATTCAAAGTAATAATATGAATGATCCTGATCATATTAATAAATCTGCTCACCTTGGTGAATTTCTAAGAAAATATCCAGTAACTAAAACGTATTACAGGGGAGAATTTAACTTTGATAGTTATAGTAGGTTCATGGTATTTGGTGTAAAATAATGTATAAAGCCACGGAAATCACTACTGTTCATTTAGAAGTTACAGAACGCTGTAATGCCAGTTGCCCTCAATGTGCTAGAAACATTAATGGCGGCGAAGTAAATCCACAGCTACACGATGCCGAACTTAGCCTAGATGATGTTAAAACAATTTTAAAGCCTGAGTTTATTCGACAATTAAATCGTTTGTATATGTGCGGTAACTATGGTGATCCTATCAGCGCCCGTGATACATTAGAAATATTTGAATACATTCGCAGTCACAATGCTAAAATGCAATTGAGCTTTCACACAAATGCCAGTGCTAAAACTCCTGAATGGTGGAGTCGATTACCAGCAGCCATGGGCAAGAGTCATTATGTTGTATTCAGCGTAGATGGTTTAGAAGACACTAATCATTTGTACCGTCAAGGCACAGTATGGAAAAACATTATGCGTAACGCCGAAGCGTTTATTGCCGCTGGAGGCAGAGCACGTTGGGACTATATCGTATTCGGACATAACGAACATCAAGTTGAAGAAGCTAGAGCATTAGCAGAGTCTATGGGCTTTGAAAAGTTCAATGTTAAAAAGTCGAATAGATTCTTTAGCAACACCAGAGGATCAGTTAAAGCAGAACATCAAGCAGGTAATCGTAAAGGCAGCGAAACAACATTGTTAAGTATGCCCAAGAACCCTGAATATCAAAATGCCGCGCTAAAACAATTAGAAAGTCTAAGCAAAGACAAAGGCGAAGTTAAAATTGATTTTGTATCAACTGTTGCTGAATTAGAAGGCAAAATAGGCAATCAAAAGTTTAACCTAGATCCTGATAAGAAAAAAGACATGGAAAAGTATTGGGACACTGTGGAAGTTAAATGTAAAGTCGCCGAAGAAAAAAGCATTTACATCACAGCAGAAGGATATTTACAGCCATGTTGTTGGACAGCAGGACAAATGTATGTTTGGTATTGGAAGCAACGTGGCGGGCAAATCTGGGATGCTATCGATGCCGCTGGCTTAGATAGTTTAGACTTACGTGTCAATGATTTAAATGACGTAATCAATGGTAAGTTCATGCAAGAAGTGATTCCTGAATCGTGGACAAAGCCCAGCTGTGCCGAAGGCAAATTGGCAGTATGTGCAAAAACTTGCGGTGCTAAATACGATGCATTTGCGGAACAGTTTAAATGATTAGATGCTCTGAACTTGAAAATTCATATGATGTTAACTTAATTACTAGCAGAGTTACACATTGCTGTAAGTATACTGGACGACCATTATTAAAAGAAGAAGTTAAACAACACAGTTGGCGAATACTTGATTTAAACAAAGAAACAGTTAAATCAAGACAAGACTTGGCCAACAACATACAAACAGAAAACTGTCAAGACTGCTGGGATGTCGAATCCGTGGGTATTAAAAGCTGGCGTCAAATTCACAATGATTTAGAATTAGATTCTGACAAAGTTAAATTTAATGTACAACTAAGCTCGCTGTGCAATCAAAGTTGCTTGTACTGTCATAACTCATTGAGCAGTAGTATCGCACGTTTTGAATATTGGGTCAACGCTGAAACTGGACAACGTGAGCTAAACACATTACACAAGCAACCACAGTTATTGACCATTGAACATGTTATTGATTTTGTTGCTAATTTACCTGTAACTAAGAAATCAATCGTACTGGGGTTTACTGGAGGAGAACCCTTTATCGTTGATAAGTTTAACGAAAACATAGAAGCTCTAGTTCGCACATACTTTGAAAAAGATCCAAGCAGACACATGACATTAGTGTTTAGTTCAAATGGCAATGTCGATATTGAAAATTTATCAAACTTTTATACTAGATTAAAAAGTTTAAAATCACAGTATAACCTTAAACTTAGTATTGGATTAAGTATAGAAAATCTATTTGAACGTGCAGAATACATTAGACAAGGCCTGTCATGGACAAACTTTATGTCCAACTTTGATATACATTACAAAAATGCAGATGAAGTAAAACTTAAACTAACTGTAAATGCATTCAGTATTGTAAATATCACAGACTTTGTTAAATATTTTAAAGAATACAATGTATCATTTACCTATGGCTACACGCAACAAGCATTTTTTAGATCAAATATATTAGATTTGTCGTTTTTAAAAGAAATACAACGCTTAGAAGAATACTTAAAGTCTTCTAATACAGAACACAGATTTCCAAATTATCAAGTTCTATATGATACAATCACAGATGATCAAGCAAATGCAAAAATATTTAAATCAGCTATTACAGATTTAGATGAGATTCGTGGCACAAATTGGAGACTGGTATTTCCGGAATATCAACAATGGTTTGAAAATATAGCTAAGTAATTTGTTATGAAACCAATTAAAATATTCAATGATTCAAATAGACTAACCATTGATTGGACACTAAACACTCTTTGTACATATCACTGTAGCTATTGTCCTCCTATGCTTCATAGAGGCACAAACGTATTTAAAGACAAAGAAAAAGACAAAGAAATTGTATTAAGTTTCTTAAACAAACTAAAAGCACAAGCTGGCAACAGAGGTGTACATATCTTTATCAACGGCGGCGAACCTACAATTAGTCCAGTATTTGAAACACTAATAGACTTTATCAACGATGCTGGCTGGTATGCTTATGTCAATACCAATGGCAGTCGTAGCTTAGATTGGTGGCAACAATATGCACATAAGATATTTAAAGTAACTGTAAGCTATCATCCTGAAACTGTTATCGACGAAGAAATATTTGACAAAGTTGCTTACATTGGCACACAAACAAATGTAGGCGTATTTACATTAATGTATCCTCCACTGTGGGATAATTCGTTAAATGCTTACC